CATTAGTGGAGATCTGGGCGGTGTTAAAGTCTCCAACCCAAGTCTCGTCAAGTACTACAAAGGAATGGTCTAACATGGTTGTCAACAGATCAAAGATGCCACAACAAGTAACCAAGGCACCAGGCAAGAAAAAATTTAAAAATTATAAAGAGGTGAGACCTATCTTAGAACCATCGACAAAAAAGATGTTAGATAAATATTATAAGGATTTAATAAAATGAGACGGCAAGATAAAATGCCAGCAAGAAATAAAAAGAACTTCAGGCCAACAAAGTCTGGAGCAGGCATGACAAAAGCTGGGGTCGCTGCTTACAGAAGAATGAACCCTGGCTCTAAACTAAAAACAGCGGTCACTGGCAAAGTCAAACCAGGATCAAAAGCTGCTAAACGACGTAAATCATTCTGCGCGCGTAGTGCCGGACAAATGAAAAAGTTTCCAAAAGCTGCTAAAGATCCTAATTCAAGACTAAGACAGGCTCGCAGAAGATGGAAATGTTAGATGGTTAAAAAAATAAAAAAAGTTGCAAAGCAACTTAAGAAAGCATCTGCCTTACATAAAAGACAAGGTAAGATTATAGAGAAACACATAAAGGAGATGAGTTATGGGAAAAGACCCAAAAGTAGGAACAGGAAAAAAGCCTAAAGGTTCAGGAAGGAGATTATATACCGATGAAAATCCAAAGGATACTGTCAGTATTAAGTTCGCGACTCCGCAAGACGCCAGGAAGACTGTGGCGAAGGTTAAAAAGATCAGTAAACCGTTTGCGAGAAAAATTCAAATCTTAACAGTTGGTGAACAACGAGCAAAAGTGATGGGTAAATCACAAGTTGCTTCTATTTTTAAAAGAGGAAAAGAAGCCATTAGGAGAACTAGAAAAACATGAAAATTTCTGAATCAACACACATTTCTATGCCGGTTAGAAACTTAATTAGCATTGTAGCTGCTGTGGCAGTAGGAGTATGGGCATATTTTGGTATTGTTGAACGTATTAATAATCTGGAGACATCTAAACAATTGATGGAAGCAGATCTTCTGAAGCGTGCGGAACAGAAGCCAAAGAACTTAGAGATGTTGATGTTAATTGAGATGAACGCAAAAATGTTAGAAAAACACCAGAAACAATTAGATGAGAATATACATACTAAAGTATTATTGACTGAAGCAGCAAAAAAGATAAAAAAACTACAAGAAGATGTAGAGAAATTAGTGAGGAAAAACGGCAAATGATAGAAATTATGGCTTTATTAATGTTCGTTGGAAACCCTCAAGAACTTAAAGAAATGACCTATACTTCTGGCGTTTCTGAGTGTTTACAAAAAAAGAGGGTGATATCTAGAAATATAGGTAACAGTGTAATTTACATGTGTTCAAAAGTAAAAGCAGACTTATCAAAAGATAATAAAATACTAAGAATAGAAAAACTAAAATAGGAGAAAGATAATGGACGGACTATTTATTGTAGCTAAGCTACAAAAAATAATGAAAGAAAATATGCAAAGCGTGGTCGACACAATTTGTGGAGGTGGCGTTGACAATATGGAGAAATACAACTATATGTTGGGACAGATAAAAACTTATCAATTAACACTACAGGAAATCTCTAACCTGCTAGACGAAAAGGAGCAAAAAGAAGATGAAGGAAACGTTATCAAACTCGGAACCACCGAAGATTAAACTCGCACTTGAAGATAAATATAAAAAACAAGATGAGGCTAAACCAGAGCCGTTAAATCCAGATAATATTAAAGGTCAGGTTGATCAACTACCAGAGCCATCTGGTTGGAGACTTTTAGTTTTACCTTTTACCCCAAGAGAAAAAACTAAAGGTGGAATTATTATTGCACCAGAAGCATTAGATAAATTTAGAATCGCAACCACTTGTGGTTACGTATTAAAAATGGGTCCGCTTTGTTATCAAGACAAAGACAAATTTAAAGATCCGTGGTGCAAAAAAGGAGATTGGGTAATCTTTGCTAGGTATGCTGGTTCAAGACTACCAATAGAAGGCGGAGAAGTCCGTATATTAAACGATGATGAAGTATTAGGAACGATCGCAGATCCAGAGTCCTTGCTTCACGTGCTATAACATAGGAGAAGGCTATGCCAGAAGAAAATAAAATGAATACAGAAGATAAAGAGATAGTGGATATAGATACTTCCGGTCCAGAAGTGGACGTAGAATTAAAGGATGAAAAAGAAGAAAAAAAGGAGGAGCAAGGAGATATTGTTCAACCTGTTGAGACTTCTGAAGAAAAACCCGAGGTTCAAGAGGAAGAAGTAAAACAAGAAACAGAGACCAAGGAACAAGAACCAAAAAAAGATGAGCTAAAAGAATATAGTGAAGGGGTTCAAAGAAGAATCGCTAAACTAACTAAAAAAATGCGTGAAGCTGAAAGACAAAGAGATGAAGCAACACGATATGCAAAAAGTGTTCTTGAGAAACAAAAAGAATCTGAAAGTAAACTTTTAAAATTACAACCAGATTATTTAAAATCTTTAGAAGCAACAATTCAATCAGGTAGAGATGCTGCCATGGCGAAACTAGCTGCGGCTAGAGAAGCAGGTGATATCCAAGCTGAAGTTGCAGCTCAACAAGAACTTGGAAAACTTGGTTATCAAGAAGCTCAATTAGCTCAGCAAAAAGAAAGCTTACAAAAGCCAACTGGAGAAAAGAAAGCTACTGAACCAACCGAAACCGTAAATACATACCAAGGGTATGAGTTACCTAAGGACGCACCTGTTTCAGATCCAAAAGCTGAAGAGTGGGCTTCTAAAAATAGATGGTTTGGAACCGATAATGCAATGACGTATACGGCTTTTGATTTACACAAAAAGCTTACCGAAGAGGAAGGATATGATCCAAAAACGGATGAGTATTATTCTGAAATAGATAAAAGAATAAGACTTGAATTCCCTCACAAATTTGGTAGTACTGAGACAACGGAAACGGCTAAACCAGTGCAAACAGTAGCTTCGGCGAAGCGAAGCACAAAAACAAGCCGCAATACAGTGAGACTCACACCCTCACAGGTAACAATCGCTAAAAAATTAGGTGTGCCATTAGAAGAATATGCGAAACAATTAAGACTCACGAAGGAGGTATAGGCATATGGAAAACGAAAAAATGAAATCTTCTCGTGCGAGCCAAAGTAGAGCTAAAACAGTTAAGAAAACTACTTGGACTCCACCCTCATCTTTAGATGCACCCCCTGCACCTGATGGGTATAAACACAGATGGTTAAGAGCAGAAGTTTTAGGATTTGATGATACTAAAAATATGTCTGGCCATTTAAGATCTGGTTTCGAGCTCGTAAGAGCAGAGGAATATCCAGATAGTGATTACCCAGTTTTACAAGAAGGTAAATACAAGGGCGTGATCGGAGTAGGAGGCCTTCTGCTGGGAAGGATACCTAATGAAGTCGTTGAGGCGCGAAAAGAGTATTTTAATAAAATGACTCAAGAAAAAACAGACGCTATCGACAAGGACTTGATGAAGGAACAGCATCCAAGTATGCCAATCAATAGTGAGAGGCAGACTCGTGTAACTTTTGGTGGTACGAAAAAGAGTTAATTTTTTAACGATTTTTCTCCAACAAAATAAACTTTAACAAGGAGAAAACAAATATGGCTAACCAAGATGCAGCCTTTGGATTAAAACCAATTGGCTTTTTGGGTAGTACACCGATGAACTCTGGACTTACAGAATTCGAAGTCGCAGCTAGTGCGTCAGCTTTTTCACAAAATGACTTAATGAAAGTCATTAACACTGGAACAGTTGGTATCGCAGCAGCTTCTGACAACGGAGCTCTAATAGGTTCAGCTCAGGGTGTATTTTTTACGGATGCCAGCACTAGCAAACCAACATTTGCAAACCATTTGTTAGCAAGTAACACTGCTACAGATATTAAAGCATTTATCACAGACAATCCGCACCAAGTGTATGAGATTCAGTCTGACAATGCAGGTGCATCGGCACAAACTGACGTGTTCAACAACGCTGACGTAGCAGTTGCAGCGGGCGCTTCACCAAACTTTATTTCAAAAACTGAGTTAGGTGATAGTACTTTAGCAACAACTACTGCAAACTTAAGAATTATTGGAGTATCAGATGATATTAGAAATAATGATTTAAGTTCAGCAAATGTTAACTTTAAAGTTATCATTATTGAGCACTTCTACTTAACCGCAACAGGCGTATAATAGGAGGATAACTATATGGCTATAACAAGAGGACAACTAGTTAAAGAACTAGAGCCAGGTTTGAATGCTTTATTTGGCCTGGAGTACAACAGATACGATAACGAACATGCTGAAATCTACGATGTAGAAACTTCAGACAGAGCGTTCGAAGAAGAAGTGATGTTATCAGGCTTTGGTAATGCAGCTGTAAAAGCTGAGGGCCAAGGTGTAACATTCGATTCTGCAAACGAAACGTTCACAGCTCGTTATACAAACGAAACAATCGCACTTGCGTTTTCAATCACTGAAGAAGCGATCGAAGACAACTTGTATGACAGATTAGCAAGCAGATACACAAAAGCTCTTGCAAGATCTATGTCAAACACAAAACAAGTTAAAGCTGCGAATGTTTTAAACAACGCGTTCAATTCATCATTTGCTGGTGGAGATGGTAAGGAGCTTTGTGCGACTGACCACCCAATCGTTGCTGGTACATTCAGAAACGAATTGTCAACAGCGTCTGACTTAAACGAAACATCGTTAGAGCAGTCGTTAATTGACATTGCAGCACTTACTGATGAAAGAGGTCTAAAAATTGCAGCAAGAGGAGTAAAAATGATTATTCCTTCAGAGCTTCAATTTACTGCTGAAAGACTTATGAAGTCTGCAGGTAGAACTGGAACAGCTGATAATGACATCAACGCAGTCGGATCAATGGGAATGATTCCACAGGGTTATACTGTGAACCATTTCTTAACTGACACAGATGCGTTTTTCATTAAAACAGATGTGCCTAATGGATTGAAAATGTTCGTTAGATCACCTGTAAAAACAGCTATGGAAGGTGACTTCACTACTGGAAACGTTAGATACAAAGCTAGAGAGAGATATTCTTTTGGATTCTCAGACCCTAGAGGTATCTTTGGATCTCCAGGAGCGTAATAAGTAAAGTATTACAATTAAAGGGGGCTTTCGGGCCCCCTTTTTTTATGGTAAAAGAAAGCATGAATTTTTCATATCTTGTTAAAATTTATACTCATAGATTAAAAACAAAATTTGTGGTTGACACTACAAGTGAGGTTACAAAGCTAGACCAGTTACATAAGTTAATCATTGACTATCTAGGAAAAAATGATATAGAATGGGAGCCGAACCTGTTAAAATTTACAGGGAGTTTTTATTTAACCTATGAGGAGGTTGATGATGGCAGACAACAATATGGTGTTGTTCGCGAAGAAACTAAAACTCGAGAGCAAGTGGAACGAGATGTTTCTTGAAAACGGCGGATTAGTGACACCAGACATGTCAGCTCTTGGAGATGAGATCAAAAAAGTAATTAGATCGATCTTAAAAAACCAAGAGAGCCCTAGAAATAGCAAAGATTTCGAAGTGCATCTTTTTGCTAGCTAATTAGGGATTATATAAAAGTGGTTACACCTTACAGGGATACCTTGCACTTTTCACAAATCTACTATATACGAAAATTACTATACAATTAAAGTCAGAGCATAGACGCGTATAGTCGACGGCCTAAAGACTATGTTCGGAAATAGGAGGATATAATTATGGCAAATACAACTTTTTCAGGTCCTATTAGATCTGAGAGCACAGTTAAAACTGTAAGTAAAAACGCAACTACTGGAGCGATTACTGAGATCATCACTATGGGTGATGCACCGGTAGCGTTGGCAGATGAGAATAAAACTCTTGATGCTGCAACACACAGCGGAAGAACTCTTGTGGTTCCTGCACTCGCAGCTAACAGAACAATTACTTTACCTGCACCAGTTGCTGGTCAAAGTTATAAATTAATTTACGGAGGCGCTGCAGAAGAAGCAGAAAATCTAATTATTGTAACACCAGGAAATAGTAATTTCTTTTTAGGTGGTATCGTACACTTAGATTCAAATGCTGATAACGTATCAGTTTACGCTGATGGAAACTCTAACTCAAAGTTAACTCTTACAGACTTCGGTGTGTTTGAAATTAACATTGTAGCTAAAGATAGCACAAATTACTATATCTGGGGTTACCAAGAAGGTGCAGACGCACCTGCATTTGCAGATCAGTAATATATAATTTTGTGGGGGCTTCGGCCCCCACAGTTTCTTGATTAAGGAGGGAAACAATGGCAGACACAGTAACAGGTCCAACTATCTTGCAACAAAATGACAAGAGAGTGACCATAAAAATAGTAAACCAATCAGATGGAACCGGTGGAACAACTGTATTCGCGGATGTATCTGCACTAGCGGCTAACGCTCAAGGGCAGGCCTGCACTACAGTAAGTTTACAAAGAGTTTGGTGGTCGTGTTCGAATGGAGACGGTCAGGACTCTTTTGCTCGTTTAGACTATGAAGATTCTGATGGAGATATTCCAATCGTGACTTTAATAGATTCTGGATATTGGGATTTTAGAGAATTTGGTGGGATACCAGCAAATACTTCATCTAACTCAAATCAAAACGATGTAAATTTTGTTGTGCCAGGTGCAGCTGATTCTGGAAATACTTACACAGTTGTTGCAGAGTTTATAAAAAATTACTAGGAGGGTAGATGGCTAATACTACTTCTGGAACAGTAACGTTTGATAAAACTTTTGCAGTCGATGAGATTATTGAAGAGGCATACGAAAGAATTGGATTACAAGCTGTTTCGGGATATCAATTAAAAACGGCAAGGAGATCTCTAAACATTCTTTTTCAAGAATGGGGTAACAGAGGTGTTCACTATTGGGAGGCTGCAGAAACCAACATAGATTTAATTGAAGGCCAAACCGAATATAATTTTTTTAGAGCTTCAGGTGATGGAACAAGTTCAACAACCAATGCACCATCAA